CATTATAGCCCCTGCAATCTATTGCGCTAGATGTTGCTGTAGCTTCTATGGCAGAATGAGCAACGGTCACTAATCCTTTTTTCATGTTAATACTTAGACTATTATTGATCGATTGCGCTTCTTCAGAAATATTATCAAAATTTGTTCCCACTACATTACAGATCATATTATCCCTCCTCAGTATATACCTGCTTTATGGTTTTTAATTGGCATAATTTCATCTCCTTAATGATTGATATAATACAGGTATCAATCATTAAGGAGGGTGTCAACCTAGATGTATTGCATTGTTACTGTGATAGTTCCTAGCGCGTAAGATGTAGCAGCACCAGAAGCTAATTTTAAGCAAAGCGCATCTCCCGCTACTAATGACGCTGCCGCAGTTGTTACCGCCGCTTTAGATACGGGTGTGTTTGCTGTGCTTGTTAAATCAAACGCTGCTGCAAGTAATACATCTCCGGCCCCTGGCGCTTCGCCTGTGGTTAATTTTTCAATAGTTAATGTTCCTGCTTGCCCTGCTACAGTTACATGCCTTTCATAAGCTGAAAGTATTTTACAAGCTGCAGGTGCAATAAAAAATGTTTTTGCTACATCTGCTGCCGCAACTTGCGGATATGTTACTTGAAACTTTTCTCCTGCAATAAACTTGCCTTCTGTTAATCCATCTGTAGCGTTTAGCTCCGCTGTGGTTGCTGTTACACCATCAAGCAGGTTTAGTTCCGCTGCGGTAGTTGTAACCGCTACACCACCAATAAACAGTTCATCTTTATCAACTTTTAGACCGTTTGGAAATCTTGTACCGCTCATTTTATCAACTCCTTAAAAAAGATAAGGAGAGCCGAAGCCCCCCATTTAAGCAGGATTGGAGAATATGATCATGCGAGCCTCGGAGAAGCCCATGATATAGTCAGCATAGCCAGTGTACTTAGCTATTAGAGGATTTGAAGATTCTTTATTATACATAACCATAGGCTTAGTGATATTCACGCACTTTGCATACTCTTTTAGAAGCATACTGTCTGCTACTGCCCATTGCTTAGCCGAAAAGCCGAAATCAGCACCGCCGCCTACTACATGGTATTTCATGCCATAAACAGGGTTAGCACCGTTTTCTGCGCTCTCAGGGATTAATTTAGCTTCCTTGCCAAAAAATTCTTTGGCTTTAGGTTCTAACTCGGGAGAGATTAAAACTAAGTCAAAGTTACACATGAAAGGAAGTCCATCAAATGTAACGAAACGGTTTGCAGTTGTTTGTGCTGTAGTGATCGCGGAAATACTAAACTCACTTGTTAGTAAGTTTGAGAATGTACCTGCTCCACTATCGCTAGAAATTGGATGATCAGCGGCTGCCCATGCTTTACCGTCTGCCCCTGCATAAGAAGCATTAAAAGCATTACCAAATAAACGGTAGAAGTCTAATAATCTAGTCATGGAAAGAGAATCCGCTAAACGAGTTCCGGTTCTTTTTGCTTCACCGGACATATCAACCTTAGCTTTTTTGTAGGTAACAGAAACTTGTGCGGCTTTTTCGGCAGGGGTGTAAATTTTAACATAGCCCCTCTTTTGTCCTAGTTCAGTAATGGTAGTTCCGTCATAATCGGGAACCTCGCCATAACCGCCTATTCCTTCTTCCCTGCTGTCAACACGGTCAATAGTTTCTTCGCCTATTACCGCTTTCATAATGTCGGTGCGTTCTGCGTATCTATCGGAAAAACGCTTAGTTACTAATGGGTATAAATCATTCTGCCATGTATATACTTCATTCATGTTAATTCCTCGCTTTCAATTAAAATTAAAAAACACCCACTAAGTGAGTGCTCTATAGAGCTACCATGTAATTGCCGAACTGGTGAAGTCTAAGCATGAAGTAGACATATTCAAGTTGAGTGTCTACATCAATGATAACGATAGATTCGCCACCATGCGCTTTAAGATCAAGGTTTGTTCCGTCAGAGTTCAAGTCCCAACCATAGCCACCAACAGGAGGGAAGATTAGGGCCTTATCTCCTGCTACTACTCCACCTGCAAATGCACCCGTGAAAGTGCCGGAAGTAGTTGCAAAGTCTGTTACAGCGTAAACAGTACCTAAGGGACTAGTTAATGTAGATGCTGTTGCTTTTTCAGTCAGTTTTAGATAGCCCCCGTTATAGGTATCGTCTGCTACTGCGGTGACTTCGGCATCCACCCAAGTAGTCGTGTTTCCGCTGTCTGCGGTGGATACAATGCCGGGCTTGCACTTAAATACTGCTGTTGGGGAGCACTTAACTTTGATTCTCAAACCATCTGCTCTAGGGTTTAAGGTATCGGCTGTGCCTGTGTGTGCTTCGGCTGCAATGCCAAGGTATGGATCGTCTTGGTCAGCATCACCAATAGCAACTACTTTACCTGAAGATAACTTTACAACCTCACCTTGTTCTATTACGGTACCTGTTGCAATGTCAAACTCTCTTTCTACACAATAATCCGAGCCTGTTAAGTCGTAGGCATAGGAAATTTTCTCTGCTGTTGCCATGTTAATTCCTCCTTACATAATATCTTTCAGTAAATCTGAGTAATCCTTAAAGGACATTCCTGCATTTTTTGCTAATGCTTGTTGTCTTTGGGTTAGTCCATGAGTAGCACCTGCGCTGTCATTCTTGGCTTTTCCGCTTGATGTGCTGCGCTCAATGTTAGAGCGTATTTTTGCCATTGTTTCACTCTCTACCCCACCGATAAGGTCCACAAATTCTTCGTATACCTCAACTAATGTAAGTTTGGGGTTACTTTTTTCGTAGAACCGCTTAAATTTAGGGTCGATAGAGAGTTTTTCAAGGTCAATGTCAGCGTGTTTTTCATTAAACTCTTCGATCTGAGTGTCCATTTGTTCGAGTTCTTTTTTCTTGGCTTCCTCCTGCTTGGTTTTCTCGGTTTCCTTCTCTTCAAACTTGCTAAGTTTAGTCTCTAGATCACTAATTTTCTTAAGAAGTTCGGGAGAAGTTCCCTCGATTTTCGCCTGCGTTTGAAGTTCGTCAAGTTCTGTCTGTTTTTGCATCTGTTCTCTTTGCTCCTTAATTGCTTGCCTGACTTCTTGAGGAGTTCCTTTGTACCCAAAGGCTTGAAGATCTTCCGTGATTGCCTTTATGTCCTCGTAGTCTGCATATTTAGCCTTTTCTCGGGCTAATCGCTCGCCTACTATCTTATCAATATCTTCTTGGGTAAAAGTTTTAACCGACTGTTGGCCGTCGTCACCATCAGCAAAGATTTGTAAATTTAACATATATACCTCCAAGTTTAAGGTCCTCGTAGACCATATCTCCTCGTCTTTCCGAGTAGTCAGCCACAAATGGCGAGTTAATTCGATATAAAGAAAAGACACTCAACAAGAATGTCTATTTAATACCTTCTTTTGCTGTTTGAAGCAAGAAACCTAACAAGTGCCACACCTTATCCTTAATCTTATCTAAGCAAATATTCTCCCCTATCTTTTCATTATAATTAGCAGGGTCTACACAAGAAGAGGATTCCACAACCTCAAATCCATTGATAAAGGTAGCATGGACAACGGTAGTTTTCTCTCCCCAGGTATAAGTCCTGTGCTTCCCAATAAACTTGTCTACCATTTCTTGCGTGATAGTATTATTGGTACCTACTTGCATATACGCCTTTTCGAATTGCTCTCTAGGCCTCCATGATACATAACCATCAGGATAAATTACTCTATATCCTTCTGTTGCAGGGTTTTCATCTGCTGGAATAGTCCACCCTCTAAACTTGTTGTACTCTCCAAGATTCATAGGTTCTGCATCTAACATTTTAAATCCCATATACTTTTTCATAATATTTATTCCTCCATTTTAAGTCTGTCGACTATTATTCCGACCTTTGGTCGTCGTCAGCCACAAATGGCAATAAAAAAACCACCTAATACTTTTTAGATGATTTACCAGTTTTCTTCATTTTTGTTGTCATTAGGTCTTTCATCTTTTTGTTTTTCACGCCATAGCACCTCCCATCATTTCATTCATAATGGCCTGTTGTTCCTCGAGTGGCGCATTCGTGAATGCTTCCTGCTCCTCGGGTGTGAGTTGTGCGAATGCCTGTTCAAATCCTTCTGCCTGACCGTTGGCCTGTGTTTGTTGGGTCAACATATCTATCTGTTCTAAAATTTCCTTCTTTGTTGGTAGGTCAAGTATCTCAACTATCATTTTAACTATCGGTGCGTTCTGCGGTGTTATTTGTATCGCTGAGAGTTCCTGTAGTGCGCTGAGAGTAAATGCTTTAGACTTTTTAATGCCATCGCCTACAGAGATTTCTATATCCACCTTAGGGTAATAAAAAGATGTGTCTGCAAAGTCTTGTTCCATTTCAGGTGGGACTTCCACACCTTTTTGCATTGCGTTCTCCATTAGTTGTTCATATCGTTGTTTGTCAAAGTTCCTCATTTTGTCGCTGTTATATGCAATAGTTTGGTTTTGCTCGTCTTGTTCTTTTCCGCGAACCAATATCATTCTGTCGGTGTTATAAAATTCTAAGGCTGTCCAGTCAATTAATTCAGCTAATCGTCTGAAACCTTGTATTCTGCCTGCCTGCTTAACTAACTTTCGCGCCTGTGCTCTTTCATTCAGTTGCGCTATACCGCTTGCTGTGGTAACTCTGACAGGCTCCTTGCCTTGCGCGCTTTCAAAGTTTCCGGTGGTTTCTTGGATTTTAGCAACTATAAACTCCATCATTTGTATTGAGTTACCTGAGTTAGTGACACCACCCAATCGCTTAACAGCGTTAATCTTGTTGGGCTTAGTTTTCCATATTGCGCCTGGGAGTGACTTGGGTTCCTGCCCTTCGCTTAGTGCATCATCTTCCATCAATACAATGTCGTTACTCATAAACATATTGTTAAGCAGGGCGGTGATAAACTCCCTATCGGCTGCATCGTTCAAAGGCTTAATACTTTCGATTTCGCCCTTATCCCAAAACGATTTCCGCATTGGGATTTTTCCGTATTTGATAAAGGGAAACATCTGATTGCCGCTAAAACGAGTGTTTTTCCAATACTTAGGAATGTGTTTAACCTCGGTTTGGTCGATTACGATACTGCAAGCAATATCCCCTTCATCGTCACGATACCAGTATTCAATTACTTGAACAGTATCATCTAGTTGTATCTCGATGTTGTCTAAGTGGTCGTTGTGATATATTTCGGTATCATCTCGCGCTGCATTGTCGCTAGTGAGTTTATCTATTATCTTACCAAACTCACGCCTAGCTTTGCGTTTATGCATACGGTAGGAGTAGGCAACAAACTCACATTCATCCATTTCATAGGCGTTAGGATCGGGAAACATATTAGCAGGGTCAGGATTGCCTATAATGATTTCACCGATAAAGCCCGGTCCCTTTATGCTACCATCAAACGACACTTTCCAGAATGCGTTACCCAGTTCATTTAGTGCTCGCTCGTTGTCTAGATTTAACTCGTCTATATGATTGTTATAAAGAATGAAGTCTACAACCTGTTCCCGCACTTTTGCTTTCTCGCTGTCTAAGTCATCATCCCGGCCATTAAATTGCATAGTCGGCACTACATCATCAATTTGAGTTTCAACGTGTATGAATGCTTCCGGGAGAACCGGTATATCCTCGCCAAAGTCCCAACCGTACTTATCGGCTAATTCCTGTATTTGATTCGAAGTATAGTGAATGTTGTTGTAATAATCGTTGAGTGTTTTAAATTTCTCTGTGATAGGGTCCTTAGATGTTTTAGCGTTCTCGTAATCTTCTATGCCCTGTCGCGCTCTATTCTCAGCACTTGACATATCATATTCTTTTTTAACGCCTGAGAGTTTTGTTATTGCTCGCTTTGCTTTATCTAGCAGCTTCATTTAATCACCTGCTTTTTTATTTTTCGGTTCTTCTGTAAGTTTCTTCATTTCGTCTAGTTGGGCATATGTGAGGTTGCCCAAATATGTGTTGCTGTTGTAGAGTTGAAACATTTTGTTTGTTTTATCTTGACGGTATTCCATGTTAATCCTCCTTAGATTGTTTTAAATGATTTCTTATTCTTTGTCATGCCTAGCTTATCAAGTAGTTTTTCGGGTGGTTTAATGGGTACCTCGCTTACATTAAAGGTTTGTTGTTCTCTGATGTGCTGGGCTATTAACCAGGACATAATTAGATCATCATGGCTTCCTTCTTGTGCTTCTGCCCTGCCTTGTTCATTTCTGACGAATGTAAGCATTTCTTCAAGGGTTTTAATGTCGTTTAAGATATGTGTTGCTTCCCTGACTATCTCGACACCATTTGATATAATAACTGGCCTTGTTAGTTTAGTAGTATGAAATCCGTATTTTTTTTGTAACTTCCCTGTAAACGTGTCCGGTACTTCTCGGTTGTATTGCTTATAATAGCCTAGCCTAGATAGCTCCATTGTTGGGTATGTGCTGTAGTTTGTTTCTATTCCGATTAAGGCCATATTGTAATGCTTGCCTAGGCAGTACATTTGTTTAGTGTATAAGTCCTCGTCAAACTGATGATGTAATATTGCTACCTGCTTTCCTGTGGTGTTGTCTAGGACCTGCCCTGCAAAGTAGTCTGAGCCTTCCCCTGCTGTATCTCCACCTATGACATACGGATAATTCTCTTTTACATCTTCATGAATTGTGATATATCCAGTTTCATCAGGGATAAATCTAATGGACTTATCAACTATCTTTTCATTTTCGTAACTATAAATAAAATAACCTCGGCTAAGAGGTTTTTGGTTTGCTAGTTGATGGATTCTAATTGATACCTTTTGAGAATTGAAGATTGTTTTTCCTGTTACTCCCCACTGGCCGAGGCAATATACCTGGTAATAGTAAGGATCTGATTCTTTAAAACCTTCTAATACTTCTATATCTTCTTTAGGGAGAAATTTATTATCTTTGTAAGTTGTCTTAGATACTACCGCTTTGGGCTTTTTTGTATCGAAAAACTCTTTCTTTAGCCAATGGGTTATACTCACCGGGTTAAAGGTTAATATAATCTGCTTATAGTTTTTCGTCTGCCCTCTTAATCTAATGTCAAGCTGGCGAAAATCCTCCGGTAGTAATTCGCTTGCTTCTTCTATCCATATAGAGGTTACGCCTTGAATAGATTTCAGTTTCTCAACATCATCCAGCCCGGCGTGTATTATCTGATTACCATTTTTACAGGTGATCTCCATTTCTGTTTTATTAGTTGAAAATAGTTCAGATAAGCCCCAGCTGTTTATAATCGCTCTTAGTAAAGAGAATGTACTCTGCCTAGAAGTCTTGGCCACTTTACGCACAACTAATATTTTATGATTATCCTCGGTCAATACCCGGTAGATTATTTTCTGTGCTGCGAATACACTCTTGCCACTACCACCGCCACCCATTAAAACTAAATAGCGATTATCGTTATTATATAGTGGGTAGAATGTGTCATTTGTAAGTTGTGGTAGTTCTGTTAGGTCTATGTGGTACATAATTATTCACCCTTTGTATAATAACCTCGGAATATTAAACACTTTTATACTTTTTTATGCATAATTATAAATTTTCGGGCTTTGTAACTTTAATAGTTGTTGTTGAATTAACATTTGCATCTATTTCTTGCTTATCTCTCCAATATTGCGGCTGTCTATTCTTTAACCAAAATATAGCTGCTGTTGTATCGGGTGCATAATGTTTAGTAATAGCGGTAGTTGTAATTTCTCCTTGATAATTTGATATATGCACATCTGGATGCTCGTAACCTTTTGCCCTATGGAATAACTTTTGTGCAATTACTGAATCAGCTTCTATCTTTCCTTTTTTTAGGGATAAATAAAACTCTTTATGTTCCTTCTTCCAATTATTGATAGTTTGCTCTGATACTTCAAAAAAATCTGCTAAATCTTTATCTGTTGCACCAAGCAAACAAAACTTGTAAGCTAAATCATTATACTCTTTTTTATACGATGGATTTCTGCCACCGCCTTTATTGCCAGCAGCATACTTATTCCCTTTTTTAGCTGGCATACTTCTCATTCCCTTCTATCCTGCTATCGTAATTTTATTTCCGCACTCACATTCAAAATCTATACTTACGTCGTGTACATCGTAATCGTTGGAATAAGCATCAATTATTATTTGTCTATCTTTCCAATTATTTATTTCTTTTTCTCTGCCACACATGGAGCATTTTACAATAAACATTTACTTCTCCTTATCCCCCTCTAGTTTTATCTACAATCGATTTAAATGATGGGGTTAATGTATTTGTATGTGTTGCTTTCATAACTCTTTAAAATGGATATTTGCACTTGTCGAATATTGTCGGAAAGTTTATTTAAAATTTATTGTTTATCCTATTGACTATCATCTGCTATCATGCTATCATGTGATCAAAGGTTAAATAAATTAAACGGAGGTCGCGAAAATGAAAGAATTAAAAGGTTCGGAAAAACAAATCGCTTGGGCCGAAAAGATAAGAGAAAACCTAATTGAACAAGTCAATGATAAGTCAGTACCACAAATTTATCATCTTTTTAATACCAATACTCCAAAGGTGCACAAGTTTATTAATGAATTAAAAAATCTTAGAACCGAAAATGAATATCTAAATAACCAAATAGTTGTCCGTAAAATCCAATTGTTAATCGAGGATGAAGAAAACGCAGTTACATTTATTGATAATCAAAGCTTAATGTCATTTTTAAGAACAATAATAAAGTAGGAGGTGCCTATGAACCGCAAAGAACAAAAGCAAATTATCTTACGCTTGCCTGCTGATACTAAAAAGCAACTGCAACTAAAAGCCCTGCAAAATAATATCTCAGTACAGGAGTTGCTAGAAAAATTCGTTAATGAATATTTAAAGGAGGAAAATTAATGATAGCCACACTAATTAAACCATTAAAAACAGGAAATAAGAAAATAACAGGGCAAGTTATACAAGACGGTTTTGATCGCATAACATTAGTGGTTATAGATAAATACGGAAGTAAAAATATCAAAGGTTTTAAAAAGTCTGCTTACACTATCCATTATCTAAAAGAAGCCGAATAGGGCTTCTTTTTTTGCAGAAGCACCCACCCTTGCAATCTCCGCATATTACCCGCCTTCCGGCACACCAAAATAAAATAGACAGCCCATTTTGGGATGCCTATTTGTGTTATAATCCTCATTTATTCGGCCGAGGTTTACCGTAATACATTTTTAAAAGAAATTGAAGGTTTCGACACCTAAAGCATATCACACCTTAGTCAACTTTACTGTTCCCTCTTTGTTCCTTTGTAAGATTCATATTCTTCTTTCTAATCCACCCATACGCGTAGTTGAGTTCCTCGGATATTTCCTTGAGAGTTTTCCCTTCGATTAGTCGCTTGTGTGCTATTTTATAGTCTAATCCCTCTAAGTTGCCAATAAACTGTTCTATTAACTGTTGGCTTCTCTCTTTGTTTTTTACCACCTGTGTTAATATTGCTACGGTGTTCCAAATTTCTTCTGTTTTGCGTACATATTCTATAAATGGCATCTTCCCGTACTTATGTAGCCTTTGTATTGCATAGTATTCCATTTCTAGGTCTTTCACTCGCTCTTTGTAGATTTCTATTTCTGTGCAGAGGTCTTTAAACTCTGAAATGGCGTTCAAATAATCACTCCTCGCATATAGGATAAATACATACATAATTATTTTCCGCTACCCTGTTTTTCTTGCCGCAACCTTTGCACTTTTTAGCTACCATGTTCTTTTTATCGCAACCCTTACACTTTTTAGGCATATAGTTTAACTTGACCATTTCTTCTACCCCTCCACAGTATCAACTTTTCATGCCTTAGTTCAGCCTGTCCACAGATGCAACACATTTTCGCTTGCTTGTGACTTAGTTTGTGCGTGCCTTTTACCCAATGGTGTAGGCACATATTGTCACCTCCTAACTTTCTATATCCGTTTGGTATCTCAATATACTCTGTAGGCTTGATATGCTTGTCTCTAACGCACTCAAACTTGCTACCGCAACCTTATACTCTGCTTC